CGGGGGATGGCATCAAGCCGCAGGCGCAATCGTCCGACCCAGCATGGAACCGTCAAGCTGAGGAATATTTCGCGCTTTGGGCTGGGCGTTGTGAAGTCACCCGCCGCTTTTCATTTGAGGAATGCCAGTCGGTGATTTGCCGCGCCGTAGATGTGGACGGGGAGTATTTCGTTCACAAGACCAGGGGGGCAGATGGTCGCCCGCTCCTGCAATTGATCGAGGCTCACCGCGTAGGCGACAGTGCGGGATCGAAGGAGACGGTGGATGGCATCGGCGTCGATGCGTTTGGCGCTCCGCTTTTTTACCGCACAATTGAGGACGGCGGCGGCGTTAATGATATTCCCGCCGAGGCCATGCTTCATGTTTTCGAGCCGGAATCGGTCACGGCGATTCGTAATGCCCCGATCATCCAGCATTCCATCAACCATATTCAGGACGAGATGGAACTGATCGCCCTTGAAAAACATGCGGTAAAAGATAACGCCGACATCGCCCGCGTGCTAAAAACCGACCGAGGCGAACTCGGCGAGGACGGCGACTTTTCGCTACCCGCCACGGCTGGCCCACAGGAACCGAGCGACCCGGTGGCGCTTCAGCGGATCGTCGGTGGCAAGCTCGTGGTCTTAAAACCGAACGAAGCGATTGATTCCTTCGAATCCAAACGCCCTTCGCCCACGTTCACTGGCTTTTTGGAACACATCCGCAGGGACGCAGCCCTGGGTGTGCTGCCATTCGAGTTCGCAGCAGACTCTTCGAAGATCGGCGGCGCGGGCGTGCGGCTCGTCGTGGCAAAGGCGGATCGCAGGTTTTCCTACCGGCAATTGATCTTGATCCAGCGTTTCCTGTTGCCGGTTTGGGCATACGTCATCGGCGACGCCGTCGCACGCGGCGAACTCCCAGCGCAACCCGGCTGGCACAAGGTGCGCTGGCAGCGCCCAAAAAAAGTGACCGTAGATTCGGGGCGTGAATCTCAACAGAACCGTGCGGATGTTGAAACGGGTCTGAAAACGCTTTCGGAATCCTACGCCGAACTCGGGCTCGATTTCGAGGAACAGGCAGAAGTCCGTGCGCAGGATGCGCGCATCATGATCGATCTCGCGGCAAAATACGGCGTCCCTTTGGAAATGCTGTACCGCCCAAGCACCGGGGCTGTGGTTTTAACGGACCAATCCGACGAAGTCTCGCCCCTGGCATCCCCGCAGCAGGCGGGAAATTGACATTGAGCCTTCGTCAATGAACTACACAACCCGTCCCACCACTGAGGAAACCGCCGCCGATGCACTGCGGATCGAGGCCGTCACCGCCTGCGTTGGTTTTGATGATCTTCTCGATTGCACCCTGAGCGCCAACCACCCGCATGTAGATACGCTCATCGTGGTCACTTCGCACGACGACAGGGCCACGCATGCCGTGGCTCGCAAGCACGGCGCGATCTGCGTCCAGACCGATCTCTTCCACAAGAACGGTCGGCGCTTTAATAAAGGGGCGGCGTTGAACGCGGGCCTCGCCCGCTGCCAATACGCCGGGTGGCGGCTCCACCTTGACGCCGACATTATGCTTCCCGACAATTTCCGGCGCGTTCTATTCAATCACACGCACCTCGACAGCTCGTGTCTGTATGGGATGGACCGCGTCGACGTGGTCGGGAGGGAAAGTTTCCACGCATTGCGCATGCGGCTTTCCGGCAATCCCCAAGCTTGCGAAAGCTGTTTCATCCATCCCTCGCATGAAGCGCCCATCTCCCCGCGCTACATGGATAATCTGCGCGGTTACATGCCGATTGGTTTTTTCCAGCTTTGGCACGCCAGCGCCGATAAAACCTATCCGCACTCGCTCGGGAGCGCTTCGCACGACGATGTGATGTTCGCCGAACAATGGGCGGCGCAGCATCGGCGGCTGCTTCCCACCGGCGTTTGCTACCACCTCTGCGCTCGCAAGCCGTCGCTGGGTGAGAACTGGGACGGCAAACGACGCCAGCCACGTTTTTGAAAATTTGAGAGTGCGATGCGCAAGCAAAACAAAGCCCTGCGGGTCTTAACAACCCCGCTGATCGCAGACAGGCGAATAGCCAGGGCGGCTGCACTTTCCATTTTACCCCAGCGTAGTTGACACGCCGCCCTCGGCATGACCCTTGCCGAAACGCTGCTTCTCAAAGAACCCTGGTTGATCATACCCGATTCGCTTCGGGCCATGTCAACGGTCGCCCAGACATTTCTGGCGAACCCCCGTGAGTTGCCGCAGCGCGGCCAATCCTCCCTCCTTACCGTCGAGAATGGCGTGGGCGTGGTCGCGATGTCCGGGCCGATGATTCGCAATCCCGATCTCCTCTCGCAGATTCTTTTCAACGCAGTCGATACTGAGGAAATCACCGCTGCCGTTCGGGAAGCCGCCAACCGGCCCGACATTGAGGCGGTGTTCCTCGATATTGATTCGCCCGGCGGCACAGTGACCGGCACCCCGGAGTTGGCACAGGCCGTTGCTGATGCCGGAAAGCAAAAGCCGGTTTATGCGTTCAGCTCCGGGCTGATGTGCTCGGCTGCATATTGGGTGGCGAGCCAAGCGCAGGCCATTTACGTCACCCCGAGCGCCCGGGTCGGCTCCATCGGCGTCATCCAGCCGATCATTGATGACTCCGAGGCGTTCAAGAATGCAGGCTTGAAAGTCGAGGTGTTCGCGGCTGGCAAGTTTAAGAGCATCGGCATGCCCGGCGTCTCGCTCACCGATTCGCAGCGGGAATGCATCCAGTCCAACATTGAGGAAACCGCGCAGGACTTTCACAACGCCGTCCTCGCCCGTGGCCGGAAGATTCCAGCCGAGGCAATGGAAGGCCAGGCGTTCTCGGGCAAACAGGCGCAACGGATGAATCTCGCGGGCGTAGTCCAGGACCGCTCAGAGGCAATGCAGCGGCTCCGTTCGTATCACGTCTCCTTTGCAACGCAGGCGCGCAGAGTTGACACCGTGTCCCTAGCAATGAAACCCATCGAGGATCAATTGCAGGAAGCCCTGGCACGCATCCAGACGCTTGAAACCGACGCGCAAGCCAGCGCCAATCTACTCTCCGAGGCTTCGGGGCAAACCGAGGCTATTCGTAATCAGCTCACCGAGGCGTCGACGCAGACCGATGCTATCCGCACTCAGCTTACCGCGCTCGTTGGTGATCGCGACCGGGGCACTACTGATCTGCTCAGTGCCCAGCAATCCGTCGAGTCGGTCACGGCTCGCAACAAGGAACTGGAGGCGATGGAGCAGGACATCGAAAAGCGCGTGGCACTCCGCTCGGCGCAAGTCGTCTCCGCCACTGGCACGCAGGTCCCTGCCAAGATTTCTCCGGCAGGCGACGCAGCGGCGAACGCTGCTGGCACCACGACCGAGCAGCACATCGCTCACTACAACGGCCTCATCAAACGCAAGCAGCCCAAAGCGGCGGCTGAGTTTTACGAGAAAAACATCCAACCCCTCTTTAACCACTAAGGAATCGCCCCCATGCCTAATAATAACTCCACAGTAAATGCCCCGCTGATTGCCCAGCAGGCGCTCACTACCCTGCTTGCAAAGTTCCCGGTGCTCACCCAGATCGCCACGGACTTCAGCGACCAGTCGGTTAAATTCAACCAGGACATCGTCACCCACATCGTCACGCCCACCGTCGCGCAGGACTTCAATCCCGCTACGGGTTACGTCCCGAGCGATCAGGCGCAGGTAGACGTGAAGGTGAAAATCGACTCGCACGCCTATGCTGGATACGCCATCACGGATGTGGAGCGATCTGCTTCCGTGATTGATCTGAACCAGCGGTACGCCGACAAGGTGGCCTACGCGTTGGGCCGTAAAGTTTCAGACGATCTCTTCGGGCTCATCCTGGCCGCAAACTTCAGCAACGCCACGACGGTTGCCGCGAGTGCGTTCGGACGCAACTCCATCGTGGACATCGCAACGAAGATGAACAAACGCTTCATCCCGGACATGGGACGATTCCTGTTCATCAATTCCGACTACTACAACTCGCTCCAGAAGGATGAGGCACTCTACAAAGCCTACATCGCCCCGCAGGTCGGGAACGTGGTGGTGACCGGGGTGCTGCCCAACATCAACGGGTTCACCGTGGTGGAATACTCGGCCCTACCCGACAACGGCCAGAAGCTCGTGGGGTTCGCAGGCATTCGCGAGGCGCTCATCATGGCGGCGCGCGTGCCCGATGTGCCGGATTACACGGGCGACACCCAGATCAATGTCGTGACCGATGCTCGCACCGGGCTTTCCATCCAGGTGCGCGACCGGTACGACGGGCGGTTCGGACGCCAGGAAGTCAGCTACACGCTGATGTATGGCTTCACGGCAGCCAACAAGCCGATGCTGGAGCGCATCGTGGCCCCGACTGGCCCTTAAATTTGAGGTGAGGTTCAGGTTGCGTGCAAGGCCCTCGCGTCGGAAACGGCGCGGGGGTTTCTTGCTGGACGACTGTCTCACTTCGTAAGATTTTCTATTTAGCCGGAAGGTTCCGGGCCAAAAATCCTACATGGCCTGCGAAAAAAATCATCCCTGATATTTTTTCTACATCCAGAAAGGGATTCCCGGCGTTTTGTTAGCAACAATTAGCGGAGTATCCTATGAAACGCACAAGCATCACACTCGATGATCCGGTTTACGAAGCGGGTCAGAAAATCGCAGCCAAACGCGGGTTTGGGTCATCGTTTTCCGCCTATATCGGATGGTTGATCAATCGGGATGCCGATGGCGCAATCACCCGTGAGGACGTCAATATCCAGAGCACAACCAAAGCTCCAGCCAAGGTTCCAGCCAAGGTTCCAGCCAAGGTTCCAGCCAAGGTTCCAGCCAAGGTTCCAGCCGAAGGCACGAAAACGACCAAGCGCCCAACAAAGCGAGGAAAGTAGTTTTGGAATTGCGATGACACGCGATAAGCCGTTAAAACGGCATCTATCGTCGTGTAATGACTCTCCCAAGGCCGGTGTTCAAAAAAGATGCTGTAAAGCATCAAATTGACACCCCGCCCACGGGGTGAACATCAAAGACGAAAAAGCTGCCGATCTTGCGGGGATACTGGATGAAGTTGGCGAACCCGTGACTTGGAATGGGCGAACATTCCGGGCACTGGTATCTGATCCAGCAATTGGTGAGAACCTCGAACTGGGCGGATTCATTGGCACCGGCGATTTCACGATCAAGATTCCGCGCACGGTGTTCGCGGCGCAATTGCCTAAGCTCGGCGACGTTATCGGGTTTGAAGGTGGACAGTTCCGTATCGTGCGGATCACCAACCACCCGCAATATCCCATGATCGTGGTGGTCGTCGGGCCACTGGAGTAATTGCCATGCTCGATCACTCCCTTGAATCCGCCTTCGCCGCCTTCCTGGGGGCTGACGCCTCGCTTGCCGGGGTTCACTTCTTCACCGGGCACGAGGATGAGGAACACCAGCTTCCCGCCGTCACCGTCACCAGCAAATCCGAGTCGCTGGCTGGATCGGCGGCAGTGTTTCGAGCGGACGTTACCCTCCTCATCGAAAGCGAGGCTCACGACAACGGCCCAGACGATCACGCGGCCCTCGTGGAGAAAGTCCGCGCCTGGCTCGCCAACAAAGCCGCCGTTGTTTCAGCAATCAACGCCGGGAACCAGGTCCATCTTTATGGCTATGCGTTCACTGGGAGCAGCTTGGATGTGGATGGCAAGCGGTTCCGCACCACACTCACGTTCAAAGCCGGGTACGGCACGCCTTAAGAAACCGGCTTAGTTGACACCGGGCAACTGGTAACAATATGCCAGCCACCCCCGTTGACGTTACATTTGGAATCTCCAAGCACGATGGAGCGCTGATCGACTCCGTCGAGGTTGAGAAAAAGATCGAGCAGAAGGCGCTCAAAGGCTCCGATGGGAACGTGGCAAGAGTCCACGTTTACAACCCGACCAACTCGGGCTCCGTAAAGGGGCATGGCACCTTGGCCGTCGTGCCAGGCGTGGGTGATCCCGGCGTTTCAGGCGTTACTGGCGGCGTGACAGTGATCACCAGCGTCAAGGAGTCCGAGAAAAACGAGGACTTCAGCGATTGGGAATATCAGTTTGAAAACTACCCTAACGCGGAGGCCGTAACCTAATGCAAGAGGGTGACAAAATTTGCATCGTGCGCGAAACGGGTATCGACCCGGTATCATCCGCCAACACCGAGATGGTCGCCGCCTTGGTCACACTTGGCGTTCCGCTCTACGCCGCACAGCCGTTTCTTGAGACGCGCGAAATCGTGGAGGGCGAAGAAAAGCGCATTGTGACGTGGTGCTTGGGGACAAGCACAGCCGATGGCTGCTTCAAAACGCGCGAATTAATCCAGTGGTGGGGAGATGAAGCATGGCTTCTGGCCAATCCCGAGCACCCGCTCTCCTACGCCAAAGCAGCCGTCTCCAATCACCAGCGGCTCGTGGCAGGAGTAAAAACCTCTGTGCCGCTCGCACTCGTGCGCAAAGGCAGGAAATTCGCGCTAATCCCCTTCGATGCACCTCCCTCCCGCCGCCAACAACTCTTAGATGCTCTCAACCCATGAACGACCCACGCCAATCCACTCTTTCCGAAATCTTCCTCACCGGTTCGGCTAAAATCGCTGGGCTCGAATGCCGTCCTTTCTCTTTGGGGACGCTCACGGCAGCACGGCTGCTCGGGCTCTCTCGCGTGATCGGCGAATGCGACGGCCCCTGTAAAGACTGGCGCATGGAGCGCCAGATGGCAGCATTGCTGTTTCTTCAAAGCCAGCCGATCCCCGATGTTCAGGAACTGGTGCGGTTTGCCAAGGAAGATGCCGACGCGCTCGATGAACGGTTGCTCGCTTTCGAGTTGGAGATTCCGCTCAACGCATTGACCGACTTGGCAGCCCAAATCGACGCCGATTCCGGTGCTGTAGGTGCCGCGCAGTTCGAGTTGGAATCGAAACCCGGCGAACGTAGCGAGGCTGAACCCCCAAACTCCTAGAGCCAGGGTGGTTGGCCTCGATGGTCTTCACCCTGGCGCGAGAGACGAAGTGGCCGCGAGATTTCATCCTCTGGCATCTTCACATCTCCGAGGTCTTCCAATATCGCCATTGCGCCCTGCGCGCGGCGGGCAAGTGGACCGTTAAACCCGCTCCCCCTGTTCAAGATCAGTTCGATCAACTTTTTGGTGGCTGGAAGCCCACGCAATGAACGTCCACATGAAACTCGACATGCGGCAGATTCAGCGAGCGATCAAGAATCTGGAACCGGTCGTAAAGAAGTCGCGCCAGGAACTCGTCGAGCAGGCTGCCAAAGGTTTCGTCAAAACAATAGCATCCATCACCCCGCCAGGCTCCCAGGGCGCGACAGGAAGCACCGCCAAGAAGCAGGGTGAAGCTGCGATTAGCAACGATCTGGCAAAAGTGATGAAGGCTGTTCGTGCAAAGCGTAACGCCCAGCTTCAATCGCCGCAGGAAATCTATAAGCGGTTCAGGGACACCCGCACTGGGCGCATCAACCCGCGCAATCTTCAGAAGCCGTATCCGGTTCCGGGGGCGGAATTCAACGCGCTTAAAAAGACGCTTCTTGGCCGGGTGGGTTGGCTCGCTTCCGGTTGGAACGCCGCTGCGCAAAAGCTCGGCGTCAGGCTCCCTGCGTGGATTTCCCGACACGGCACCGGAGCTGGCATCATCCTTGTGACCAGCGACGGACGGCGTTTCCGTATCGAGATTTCAAACGCTGTCAAATACGCGGGGAGCATCAAAGACCTCGACCGGCGAATCCAGAAGGCCGTCACCTATCAAGCCAACGCCATGCAGCGGCAGGCGGATTTCCTGCTGCACAAGGCGGTGAAGAAAGCAGGGTTTTGACGCCGCTGCTCGGCATCGATATTTACCACACAGTTTTATACATTTCGGGAGCTTAAACCGCTTTGATTCGGACCCTGAAAACATCTTACGTAAAAGTCGGATTCGTCGAATAAATGGGATTAATTTGACATGCCGTTTTTTGCCTACACACTAATTGATCCGTTTGTTCCAAAATATATGACCACATCTCTCCTTGAGGCAGCCATGAAAGTGATTCCGTGCGAGCAGGTTTTAATCAATGTTGTCTCAAAGCGTGTGCGTCAGCTCGTTCAGGGCCACAGGCCGATGGTTGAGGTCGGCGTTCGTAACGATCACGCCGATACGGCACTGCGTGAGATTATCGAATGCAAGATTAGCTACGAGTTCCTCACCGCTGAGGAAATTGCTGCCGAAGATAGATCCCGTCATTAGCAATCTGGACCGGGTTAACCAGACTGAATGTCGTCCAACAGTAAACGGCAGGCGGATTTCCTGCTGCATAAGGCGGTGAAAAAAGCGGGGTTTTAATGCACCTTTTTGGCGTTCATCTGCGCCTTCTCTTTGGCCCAATCGATAAATTCCTGATCAAATTCGGGGTGTGACTGCGCAAACTCTACAACTTTTGTGTAATACTCCGCTGCTCGTGCATGTTCCCCTTTGGCCTCATAAACCATTGCAAGGCGGTCAAGTCCATCTACTTGGTCTGGGTAGTTCTCCAGCAGGGAGCGGCAGGCGGCTTCCGCTTTATCGAACTCTCCTGCGTCGACAAGATCAATAACGCTATTGGATAGCGTATCCAATTTTTCCACATCCGCCTTCAGTGATTCCAAGTCCTGAAATGCAGCCGAGGGCAGGCGGGCTGCTGGAAGACAGCATTGCTTGTATTTTTTCCCGCTCCCGCAAGGGCATGGCTCGTTTCTTCCGGTTTTATTCATGGGCGTGATAAGCGTAAAGTCTACCAGCGAGGGCAGGGCTGCGGCAACCTTCCAGTGTCGGATTTCTACCTTCTCTCTTTGACACCGGGCAATAGTTAATGTCCGCCAAGGCCACAGCAATCTTTGAAGCCGATGACAAGCAGTTCAATAATGCGCTGCTGAACATCAACCGCAAGCTGCTGCAATTCCAGCACACCATCGCCAAGCTGGCGGTCGGCTGGGAGGTGCTCAAAAAAGCGGGCGAACTGGTGGCACAGGGGTTTGAGCATTTCTCTGCGGCGCTGGAAAAAGGCAGCGAGTTGACCAATCTTTCGGCCAACACGGGTATCGCCGTCAAAGACCTGCAAATCCTCCAGCGCCAGTTCCAGATGGCAGGTAAAGGCGCGGAAGACGTGGGGCCAGCAATGGCCAAGATGATGAAGAACATCGAAACCGGGTCGGCGGCGGCGATGATCAAGCGGCTCGGGTTGAACATGGAGGAGTTGCGGCACAAGTCACCGGCAGAACAGTTCAAGGCAATCGGCCAGTCCATCAATGCGCTGCCCGATCCTGCGGAACGCGCCACGGCTGCGATGGACATTTTCGGCAAAAGCGGAGCTACGCTGCTGGCCGTGTTCGCTTCGGGCGGATTCGGTGATGCTGCCGCGCAGATCGGCGGGCAGGCAGAAATCTTGGGACAGGACGCTGCCCTTTTCAAAGACGTCAGCGAAAAGCTCAACCTGACCGGGATGAAGATTCAGGGCTTTTTCGTCGGCGTGGCGGATCGCATTGCGCCGGTTTTGAAACCGCTTCTGGACAAGTTTGCATTGCTTGATCTTTCGAGCCTCGGCCAGCAGGTGGGCGACTTTGTTGCGCTGTTTGTCCAGGCGTTTGAAGACGGGAGCCTCGGGGAGATCATTCTCACCTCGATGGAGCTTTCGTTTGCCACCGCAGCGAATTTCCTTATGGGGCTGTTGGCCGGGATTGGCAGCGCCCTCGTCGAATATTTCATGCAGGGGCCGAAGAACTCCCTGGCCGTGTTGAAAATCGCAACCACCGCTGATTTCTGGAAAGGGCTCGGCGCATCGCTTCTTAGTATGGCAGCCAACTTTACCGCAGCGCTGTTGGATGGCGTGGCGGAACTGATCGACAAGCTGAGTGGCATTCCAGGGATCGGAAACAAGATTCACGGCAGCGCAGGGGCCATCCACGCCAAGGCCAGCGCAATGCGTGAGGGTGCCGCCGTGCTGGGTGACTACGGAGCCGACAAGCTCACCCCTGCGTTTGCGGCCATCAAAGCGCGCGCGACCGAGGAACTTAAAGCCATTGCCGAAGCTGCCGGTAAAGGGTTTGACCAAGGCAACTCAGTTATCGACACCAAGGGCATTTCCGCGCGGCTCGACAAAGTGGTTGGCGAAGTGATGGATCACGCCCAAGAAGCGCAGAATGAGGCACTGAAAGAGTTGCCGACGAAAACGCCTGCCACCCCCACAGGGGAAGATTTCATGGTTAAACCCGCGTTTTCGCATCTTCAGAAGATCGGCGGTGGCGGATATGGCGGCGGCGCTGACCCGCTTCTCACTGAGAACCGCAGCCAGACCAAGGAACTGCGTGACCTCAATAAAAACGTCAAAACGCTCATTGAGAAGCAGCCCAAAACAACGGGAGGCAATCTCGTTTTTTCATAATCATGGAAACACCCCTCCAGCTTCTCGGGATCAGCGGCGGCGTGGACAAAGTCGGTATTTGCAGCATCGTCGTGCCGTTCCATGTCGCCACGCTTGCCGAGGCGATTTCCTACACGCCCGGGCTGGATGGCATCAGCCTGCCTGCGGTTTCGCGCAGTTTTCGCCAGAGTGAAGAGGGTGGCTACGAAGTCTCGATTACTCTCGAAGGGCTGCAAAAGGAATCCACTGAGAAGGTGTTTGAAATTGATGCTTCCATGTCGGAGGAACCGATCAAGACGCATCCGAAGTTTGAAGACCTGAAAAAGACCTTTGGCTGGGATGAATCCTTGGGGACGTTCTCGGAATATCTACCCGGCGACACTTCATCCGGCGGATTGTCGAGCGGCTCACAAAACGGATCGACGCGTAAAAAGAGCAAACTGTACGGCACAGAATCGTGGCTGGTGGCCGGTGCGCTCTACCGGGTGAGCTATTCCTCCACCTCGGTTCCGAGTTCAATTTTCACTGGGATAGGGACGGTTCAGAGCCCGCCGTCCATTAACAAATTCAACCTACCACCCCTCGGAAAACGCAACTGGCTCAAGCTCGCCCCGAAGGTGCGGATGCGCGGCAATAGCATCGAGATCACCTTGGAATACATGCTTTCCGGGCCGCTCGGCTGGTTCACGGAAATCTACAGCGTCGCGCAGCTTGGTGAGACCGGTGGGAATAACAGCGGGAGTTAAGCATGTTCGACGACGTTCACCCCGGCGATCCCATCCCCAAGCTGGCCGCGTTCTGGAATAACCTCAAGGCGGCGGTGGCAGCGAGGAGGTTGCTTCCCGGCGTGGGCGTGCGGCTCAGAGAGATGCCGTTCGGCACGATCATCAATTTTGACGCCGATGCCGCCGTATGGGATCATCCCTGGCGCATCGCGCTCAACGGAAAGGAAGCCACCTTGCGACGTGGCTTGGTGGACGGGATCGAGCCGAAGATAGGAGAGAGGCTCATGTCAGGCGACAAGAAGAATCCCGAACCACCCAAGCTCACCATCGCGTCGAGTCGGTTTACGAAGGACGGCCAGAGCTTGATCTGTGTTGAGATCGAGTGTGATGAGCACTGGAATACCAAGAGTGCAAAACTGGTGCAGGTGGCCCGGCTCAGCGATACCCATCCCGATAATCCCGGCGATGGAACGACGCCATTGCTCCCACCCGCCCTCTCTGGTCGCAAAACCCGATACCCACTGGTGCAGCTTCGCCAAAAGGAGAGCGGGGATATTACGGCGTTTCAGATCGCTTATTTCAGTCTGCGCCACATCGCGTTGTTTCCCTCTGGCACCACCGATGAAAAGCGGGTGCGCCATTTCTTCTTCCCCGGCTGATGTTCAATTTTCCTGCCAGAGTTTACAACGACGTCATGGCTGCCATCCGACGCGGGAAACCGCTGCCAGGGCTACGTTCGCGCATTCGTGAAACCAGCGCCGGGGTGGTCGTCTCCGCCGACGTGCCACCATCTGACTGGAACCACCCGTGGAAATTGCATCCCCTCTGGGTTGAAGATGACAAGGGAAAGGGAAATTGGAATGTCACGATCACACCGGGATTCGTGAATGGAGCAAATGCAGTGATCGGCAGCACGGATTTGGGGCTGACGGCTGATCCCACCCCCACGTTGAAAATCAGCGCCTTTCGGGATGCCACGGGTTTGAATGGCCACTACCCGGCGCTGTTCAAAAAGCTCGGGGCGCGCAAACCACTGCAACCGGACGCCTCCCTTTCAGGAACACTCGAACAGAATGCACAGGTGGATGTGCAGCTATTTCCAGATCAATACGGCACGCGCCGTTTGATGGCGGCGGATTTCCTGCTGCACATCGACCACATGGGAATTAGAACGGACACGTTCTTTGCCGATCCAACCACAGGGAATCTGGTCATTCACTCCCCTGCGTTCACGCCCCCAATCAATCGCTACCCCTATCGCGTCCAGACCGTTCCCGAATACACGGCGGTGCAATATCCCACTATGTTGGATCGGATGATGGGAACGATGGATGAACCGAACTTCGACCAGCTTTTGTTCGGCACACTCTGGCTGCTCTCGCCCCCGGATGAAGGGGACGACACCCAACCCGGCCCGACCTGGTCGCCTTACACGCAGCATTTCGTGTTTTGGAACCTCGGCTATGGGGGCGTGAACGAGTTCAACTACACGAACCCGCAACCGATCACGATCCACACCGGCCTGGCGTTTGGATTGTTGGATTCCATTGGTAACTCAATGCTCGCCCCGATCAATGACGCCTACGCCGATGTGATGAACGGCCTCAATGAAACCAGCATGCGCGGCTATTTTTGGTCGTTATGAGCACCGCCCTTGATCCCACAACCACCGCCGCCAAACAGGCCGATGCGCGACAGGTAAAGGCGGGCACGCCCACAGAAGACATGCCCCTTGACCCGGCATTTCCCTACCGGGTGATCCAATTCACTCCGGGTGTGTTCGGAAGCGTTGCCGACAAACAAAGCGAAGCGTCGACCTAATTTGACACGCCTCCTTTGGCGGGATGCAAACCTTCCTCATTTATGGCGACCTGACCGCGCGGCGGTTGACTGATTCGGCGGGTGCAGCGGCGACCTTGCCCTCGCTGGTGCAGGGTGATCTCGTCACGTTCTCGTTGCGGCTACTTGATTGGGCGGAAACCGGTTCGCCTCAGGTGGTTCAGCGTAACGTGCGTTCGTTGCGCGGCTCCATCGGCAATGTCAGCATGCCGCCCCAATCCGGGCAGTTCTCGCTTCGGATTGGAGCGAACGGACTGGGGACGCCGCTTATCGATTTCAATTCCAACCATGCAGTTTTGAAACCGCTGCTGTCCGCGCTACCGGAGGCAGCCACTTATGGCGGGCTGGAGCATGTGTTTGAGACTTCGCCGGGCTGCTGGATGATTCGGTTTGGAAACAATACGTCCGTCCCGCTCCAAGCCGCCGATAATCTCCTCGTCCCCGTCACCTTCATTCGGGTGCGCCCCTTCCAGCAGAACGGTCGCTGGTGGCATGAACTGCGGCTCATGCAAGCGCCCATCGCCTACACGGGCTTGAGCGAGCGGGTGTTGGCCGATCCACCCGCCGTGCGTAGGATTCGGGCAGGATGCACCTATTCCGAAGCCGGGGTGGATTACATCGTCAACGAAGTCCAAGCCGTCAAAGTTCCGGCGGGATTCACCGGCACCTACTATCTGAAATTCGAGGGGCGGGCCACGATCATGCTTTCGCAGGATGACGACGCCACGGCGATTGAAACCGCGCTCAACAACCTCTTCAGCGATAGTCAGACCCGATTCGCTGTCACGAATCCCGAGGCCTACAACGCCTACATCGAGTTCAAGGGACCGCTCGCTGGGCAGCCCCAGGACTTGCTCGTGGCCGAAGTAGGGAGTGTCGAACCGGGCGATTTGACGTTCTCGCTCGATCTCAATACCGCCGAGGTGTTCGCCGCGTTGCGCGATGTGGCGAGCGTTACCGCGCAGTTTGAGGTGGAGCTTGAGATCGCCAATGACGACGACCCGCCCGAAACACCCGGTAAGATTATTACGCTGTTCAGTGAAAGTATTACGATCACGAGAGAGTTGCAGTGGCACGAAATGGCCGCAGCGGCAGGCATCGATTGGCTGCGCCCGCCTCAGCCGCGCGACTACATCCCGTTCACCCGCGACCAGATCATCACCGGGAGCCAGCATTACGTTGGCGTGATTGGCGACGGCACCGCTCATGAGTTCACCATTGATCACAACCTTGGCACGGACGCGCTCCATCTCACCTTACGCGAGAACGACAGCAACGGAAAGCGCATCGCGGACAGCGAATACTTGGTGGCGTTTGCCGATACAAATTCGCTCACGATCACGTTTCCCGATTCGAGCGAACCGCCCGCCGTCGACTCGCTTGCCGTCACGATCACCAGCGCCGGGCCAATCAGCGCGTTTCAGGCTCACACCCACACCGTCGCCCAAATTATCGGGTTGCAGGCGATCATCGACAGCCTGAGCAACCGGGTGACATCACTCGAAGCCATCGTGCCAAATCTCGGCGCGGTGAATTCCACGGCATCGGACTCCGGGTCGTTCACCATTCCGATCTCCACCATCAAGGAAGTGCTTTTCCTGTCCACCTCATCCACCAGCGTGTTTGCCGACTCTGGCGTTGATTCCACCAAGTTGGCAGCCCGAGCGCCCTACCTGCTCCCCGCCGTCCACACGGCCAACGTCACGCCGTTGTCGGGGCTACCGCTGCCAATTCCGGCTGTTGGGCAGGTTTGGCAAAACAACACCGGCGGCGCTCTTCCGATTTCAGGTGGCGGCATGATTCGAGGCGGCGCGGCTGCTGCCGGTGAATACTTCGCAAGCGACGGGCGCATCCTCTACCGGGCCAACCAAGCGGGCAACACGGTCAGCTATTTCCCCACCGCCTTCGAACGACTGCTCTGGAACCTGTACATCAACGAGCAGATGCTCGGCGTTGGAAAAACGCTCAAGGTGGAGTTCGGCGTGAGCACGCAAGTCGTCAAAGCCACGAGCCAAGCCCAGTGGATGCTGGTCATTGAAAAAGGCGAAGCCCCTTCCGAAGGAAACACTACCGAAACCAACCTGCTCAACCTGGTATGGGACACGGCCAATCCGATTCTCAAACAGCGGCTTATCCTTACGCCCACGGCCACGCTCTGCTACGCCGGGTGCAACGTCTATCGCAGCAAGTTGGGCGCAGTCACCTGCGACCGCTCCATTTACGGTGGCCTCGAAAACGCCAACACCGCCGCGCCTGCCTCCGCCAACTTCGCACTGCGCGCCCGGCTGATTGAATTCGACACGGAAAACAGCGCCCCAAATGCGCGGGGCTGGGTGGCATATCAACTCGTCAAACCGGCCTCGGGCGATCTCCAAGCCTCCATCTCATAATTTATGTCCGCTGCCACCATCAATCCCAACACCAGCGTGCTCGGTTTCACGAGCGGGCAGTTCGTCGCCTATCAATGCAGCACGGTGGACGGCCAGACCGGCGCGTGGTCATGCACCAATCTTCCTGCAGGGTTGAGCCTCAACGCCACCACGGGCCTGATAACCGGTATGCCGACCACACCGGGCGTTTACAACACCACGATCAAATTCACCAACGCCAACGGCACGGCCACGTTGCCAGTCACGTTCGGAATCGACGATGCGGGCTACGTGACTGACGTGGGGATCGAAGTGAACATCGATCTCATTTCCGGCGCGGTGACCTTTCCAACAGCGGCGGATGGAAAGCTGCACGGAAAAAGCGGAGACTACCTACCGCTCCTGATCGGGTTGCAAAAGAGCGGCGAACTTCTGGATTTGCCGGTGACAGGCATCGCGTTTGGGCTCAAGGAATTTGAATCCGACGCCCGGCTCATCCTGAGCAACGGCGCATTCACCAAGCTCGGCTCCTACGAGCGCACCCGGTGGCGGACGTTGGTTTATCTCGATCCGACCAAGCTCGCAGGTGCATTGGCGGACTACGAGGCCACGGCGGCTGTGGGAGATGCAGCATCAACAACGACCACTGATGACTCCCAACTCATCACGCTGCTTTCGGCTCCGTGCGAAATCCAGATCGAGTTGCAGCAGACGGACACGAACCTCACCCCGGCCACGATTCACCGCAGCTCGCAGATTTTCACGATGCTGCTGGAGCGGGCCATTGAC